TTTTTCATTCTGTGTCCTCCTTAAAAATTTGCAATCAAAAAGAGACCACACATTTCTGTGCAATCCCTTAGTTACCTTATATCTCTATTTCTTTAATCTGCGAATGATCCCTTCTGGAATTCTTCTAATATTTTGTCTTCCCCAAGTTCTTTTAACCTTGATGCAATCTTTTTATCCTCTGTATCACGGTCAATTCGCAGGCATCCGCTGCTCTCTTCTAACATTTCATAGATCTCTTTTTCATTTTGTGGATCTCTGACCCATTCTTCCGGAATATATATCATTTGATACCTACTTTCTGCATTGCGCATGACATGATATTATAATATACCATCTTTTCATTATGGGATAATAGCCCCGGCTTTTTTCTCATTGCTGTTTTAAGATCCTCTTTCATTTTCTGCCTGTGCTTATTGTCTCCCGGCCTGCTGGCAAGCCACATGTCAAATAATTCATCTTCATGATCGATCATATAGGAATGATATGGCTCATAATAATTTTCTGCCAGCTTGATTTTTCTGATCTTATTGGATAAATCTGACCAGAACGCTCCAGAACCATTTTTTCTATCAGCAAAAGCAATTTCCCCAAAATCCTGAATTGTCAAACATGATGAATATTTATCAAGCTGCTTTAATCTTGGTAGATTTTTAACAATATCCTCACTATATGATAATGCTACTTTTTCATATACCCCATACTGCTCCAGCAGATAATGTGCACTTGCTTCTGCGAATGTTTCTTCCAGGCTCTTCCATTTCTTTTGGATCCTGCTCCCTGACGCCAGGCCGTCCCATGGCCTGCCCCCTGCCGATAAATGAAAAGCTTCATGAAATGCCGTTTTGATCCTGTAAACTGCTGGCCGTTCATCATCAGCTCTGAGTACATATTCATTATAATAGAGCATCGAATCAGTCGTAGCCGGATCAACACTGCAATAGCCATATTCCCTGATCTTTCTGACATCTACCGAAATATCGGAATGGCCAATCCCCAAATTATCAAGAAACTGTACCGCAAAAGATTTTATATCTTCATCCGTTTTGATATCTTCAATTTTCTGAAGCCCCTTCATCAGCAGGTTTACTGGCTTCATTGTATCATTTATTGCTGGCTTCTGCAATCCGGTACTTCTGCTTCCGCCTCCCATATATTTCTTTTTCCATTCCGGATACGCCATATCCGACGGCACTTCATAATATCTTCCCGCCTGACCCGTCGCCAGCCGCTTCGTCACCTTGTCATCCTCAAACGCTGCCACCGTGGTGCTCCGGCAGTTCGGGTGCATCGGCGGGTAGTTTTTGCCCGGCACCGCATCCCTGATCAGGAACCTCTTCCGGTCAAGCTCCTTGCAGGGCTTTGATGTCTTATGGTCCAGCGTGGCCATAAATTCATACATCTCTATCCCGCATTCCCTGTATGCCTGCAGGGATGCCTGCTCATAGACATATGCCGTCTCCGTCCGGACGAGCCGCCTTGCATTCGCCTCCGATACGTTTAACCGCCTGCTGATCCGGGCGCTCATTGTTTCGATGCTCTCACCCTTCACAAACCCGACAACCAGATTTTCTTTCAGGTCTTTTGAAAACGCATTACAGTGCTCGTAAAGCCTCTTTGAATATCCCTTCTTATTATAAGTATTGAGCACGGCCCGTTCTATCGCCCGGGTATTCGGCGCTGTGAAGTCCTTTCCGAAGCCGATGGCTTTCTGCCCGGCAAAGATGCTCCGATAATAACCGTCCTCATATATCTGCGACAGGCAGTCATACATGCTGATCTGGTTTTTATCGTATAGATCGAGCAGTGCCTTGCTGATCTGCATGTCTAACAGTTCCAGCCTCGTGATCTGCCCCTTTTTTGTGTAGGCACGGAGCTCCGATTCATAACGCATGTGCTGTTTTTCAATGGCTGCCACTACATACCCGGGCAGTTTATCCTTTTGTTCCCGGAACGCCCGGTTCCGTTCGATCTGGTAGTCCACGAGCTTCCCAAAATCAACCTTCGAAAAGTCTGCCCGGCTGATCCGGCGCTTTGCTTCCGCCAGCGTGACCTTCTCCTTATCCGCAAATTTCTGGTACAGGGCTTCGATGTCCTCCCGGATCTCCTTCTGCGCCGCAGCATAATATTTCCGCTGCTCCCCTATTATGTACTTTTCTGAGCGATTGACAGCCACCGCCTTATCCCTCAGGTACCGTTTCTCCCAGTAACCAGCCATCAGATTTCATCTTCCTTTATCAATGGAATCCCTTCCGCCTCTGCCATCTCCTTCTGTATCCTGTCCAGCTCATCCTTCGTGTCCTGCACGATCGATGACGGCAGGACAGAGAGCTGCGTCTCATGGGAGGTGATGTTCTCCAGTTTCGCTGCGTTGTCTATCAGCTCCGTATCGTTGGTGATCAGGTTCCGCTCATACTTGAGCACCACCTTCCCCGGGTCGAAGTTTTTATTGTATTTCAGGTTGATATAGTCCGTCACCAGGGATATCAGCTTTTTCTGGGAGGCGTCCATCGCATTCTGTTTCATGATCGCCAGCTCTTCCAGCCCGATCAGTTTGTATTTGATCGCCACCCCGGTCAGGTTTCCGGCAAAGCTTTCATCCGAGAGTGCCGGTACCTGCGCTAAAAAGAACAGGTCATTATAGATCCTGTCCTTATAATTCTCAGTGGCGGTATCATTGATGTTTTTCACAAGCCACTGCGCCTGTCCATGCTCATCCAGATACAGCACCTTCTCCCGCCGGAGTGTAGCCGAAGCAGATTTCCCCTCCTCATCGTCATCGAGCCCGGCCCCGTATACAGCCTCTGATGCCCCGACGATGCAGAGATAAGCATCAGAAAAATAATCCATGTCATTGGCGGTATCTGACTGTGCCCTGTCATAAGCGTCGATCAGCGCCATGACAGGCTCATAGTCCCCCATCTGCTCCTCATTATTCCAGTTGATGATCACCGGGATATCAGACAGCATGTGCGGTTCCCGCATATAATACCGGTATGTCCCGCAGGCGGCATACCGCCTGTAGTACCGGATATACTGTCTGTCATACACGGCGGCATACTCCGCTATCAGCGTGCCGTCTAACTTCCTGTCTTCCCAAAGCCGGACCGCGCACTCGAGAAACTCCCCGAGTTTCGGGGAATACACAGGGATGATGCCCTCCGCGTCACATTTTTTGATCCGCAGTCTTCCCTTCTCATCCAGAAACAGCAGGTAATGCCCGATGCCCTTTTTGCTGCACTCCTTCGCCACATCGTAGTTCAATTTATCAATGTAGTTGCCCTGCAGCTCCCTGTTCAGGATATCACTATATTCGGAATGATCCAGTACCTTTTCCTTTTTTCCATCCTCCCCCGGATTTTCCACCGGTACCGTCTCATCCGGCACCTCATATTTAATGGGGCGCCCCATGAAAAAACTGGTGGCCATGTTGGCGATATACCGGGCGAAGCCGTGTGCCAGTTTATTGTTTGGCTTTCCGGATTCCATGGCACGCTGCAGGATGTCCGTCTGGACATCATAATAACCCTGAAGCTTCCGGAATCTCGGGATATCATTATTTTTAAATTTTGTGATGAGATCCGTCAAAAATTCTTCATCCAGGACCTGCTCCAAATGGAATCTATACATAAGTATACCTTCTTATCAATCCGGAATTACAAACCAAGCCGCCGCTTGCTCCCTATCCTTGCCTTCTTTTTCAGTTTCACGTCCCCGTTGATCAGCTCCACGAAGCCGGTCAGCGCATCCTCGATATCATCATGTTCATTCTTCCCCTTGCGCTGGTACTTCCGCAGGTGCTCCGCCGCCTTCGGCCAGCGCTTCTGCCAATCCTCCGGCATGATGACCTGCTCCATGACGTTGGATGCCCCGACGATGATGCGCGTCCTTTTATTTTTGCCCTGGTGGAACCAGTTCACGCTGCATTTGTTGCATTTCAGTTCCTTCAGGCAGCGGATCACGTTCCGGGCGAAGCCGCGCCCGCCGTTATTGGACTCGATGGCAGCCTCCCTGACGCCGGCAAGCTGCAGCCGCCTTGCCGTCTCCGGCTCCGTCGTCTCCATCGCCTCATCCGTATAGTAGATATCCGTTATGTAGCCGTAGCGCCCGATCACGCCGCCGCTGACGGAGGCCAGAAAGTCATCCCCTTCATCTGCTGTGTCCGTGTAGTTGATCACACGCTCGAATTTGTCCGGGTCCACTGCAGGGTAAGTCTTGAACTCCCCGTACAGCGCCCCCTTGATGTCCACCGGCGTCTGCATGTAGTTGGCTCCCCAGATATTCTCATCCAGCGTTTCCCGTTTGTCCTGCAGGTCCACCGTGGGGAATAAGTCCTCACAGATGCTGACGCCTTCTGGGCTGTCTTCCGTCAGGGCCTTCATTTCCAGCACGTAACATTTTTCGGGATACTCCTGCAGCAGCTTTCCTGCCAGGTCATCCGTCGCCCACCTGGTCAGCACTACGATCCAGAGCGCACCCGGCAGTGCACGGGATGACAGCGTGTTCTTCAGATAATTCCAGTGCCCTTCCTTGACTGCATCATTAGCTGCCTCCCTATCATTTTTAATCGGGTCGTCTATGATGATGATGTTTCCCCTCATGCCCGTCACCGTCCCATCAAATGATGTGGCAAGGTAACTGGCATAGCTGCCCTCCAGGCTCCACTTCATGGCAGAAGCATCGCCATATTTCACACGTACATTTGGGAAAAAATCTCTCGTAGTATAAGAGCCCCCTTCCGGGTCCGGCTCCTCTAAGATCATATCCCTGGTCGTTCTGGCGAATTCCGGCGCGATCTTATTATTATAAGACACGGTGATAATCTTATTTTTATAATTTTTGCCATAGCACCAGTTCGCAAAGTTCGCCAGTGTGTAGGATTTCCCGAATCCCGGCGGGAGGTTGATGATCAGGTACTTGATGGGCTTTCCCGTCTTTTCGTTCACCAGCTTTTTTTTATAAGCGGCCTGCAGGGTATTGCAGAGGATGTCCTGATACTCCCGCTCCGGCTTGTAAAACTCCGGCTTGCGCAGGTTGCAGAATATGCGCAGGTTTTCCCTGCCGGCCTGCAGGTTGTTTATCCTTGTATTGTCCTGTCCCTCTATGCGGTTTTTAAAATCTGCCGCTAAACTCATCCTGAACCCCTTTTCAACCATCAAAAAAGAGCCCCGGACCGGAACCCTTAATAATATTTCTCCCTGCTCAATATCATCGCCGCAATGTCATGCTCCCTACGGAGGGTCTCCCCGGTGATCTTCATAGGGAGGGATGCCTCCTCACGGTACGCGCGCTGCTTCTGTGTTTTATATTCCCTGCGCCGGATCCGGCCCTCAGCCTTCCGGCGTTCCTTTTCTTTCCTGTATTCCGGGCACCCTTTCAGGTGGTCCGATATGCTCTGTCTGGAGATCCCTGTCAGCTCCACGATCTCGCTGACCTTCATGTGGTGGCGGAAGTAATAATTTTCTGCTTCTTTTTTCCATTCCTGCATCCGGATCCGCTCCTTTACATTTCTGTCCACTTATCTTTGGGCATAGTAAGGCTTCTGTGCCTTTTAGATGTCCTTCTAACGCCTTCAACAGCCTTCAATTTGCCTTCAAAAGTGTTCCGCCGGGATTCCATCCATTTCTCCCTTTTTGCCCTGAATGGCTCCAAACGCGTTTTACGTGATTTTAGCCATCTCGTTTTCCGTTTCTTCCGCCAGCTCAAACAGCTTCTGGGCGATATCCGGATACTTTTCGCCGATCTCCGAATATACTTTGTCAGTGAATAGCCTGAACGCCGTGTGCACCGCCCCCTGCTCACGCCGGGCGTCGATCTTCAGCTTTTCGTTGGATACCTGTGCCCGCTGCAGCGTGGCGATGCTCTTTGCCACCTCTGCCTTCTCCTTCGCGTCCATCTCGTCATCGACCATGGCCTCCATGATCAGCTGGCTGGCAAGCAGGTTGTTTGCCTCGTGCAGCTCCGTCGCCGGGCGGTCGATGTTATCCTCCGCCAGGAGCTTCGCAAACTCCTTCGCGACACGGACAGATTCAAACCGTTTTAAAAACCCCCTGCCATACCGCCCAACGGCGGAATAGCTGATATCCTCACCCTGCTCTTTCAGATAGGAAGAGATATCTTCATAGGTTTCCCCGTCCAACAGCCGGCTCTCCACATCCTTCTTCAGTTTTGCAGGGAGGCGCTCCACCTTCCCGTGGCTCCTGTTCTTTTCCATCTCAGCCCCCTATGCCGGTGATCTCCCCGCCGTTGCCTTCCAGATAATCCGTGCCCGCCGCCGTAATATATGCTATCGTCCGCCGGATACCGAGCCTGGGGTTTTTCACTTCCACTGTCCTGGCTAACCCTTTCTCCTTCAGGTAGCCTACCTGCCGCAGGACCTCCTCTTCTGCCAGCTCATACCCTGCTTTTTTCAGCGCCGCCTTCAGGACCTTTTCCCCTGCCCCGTCTGCCCCCGCCATGGAGAGCATTTCCAGTATCTCCTGCCTGATGATCTCTTTTTCCGCTGTCTGCATGCTACTCATCGATCACTACCCCCGTATCCTTAATATCGCCTTCAGCCAGGTTCACGCCCTTCGGCGTCAGCCAGATCATGGAATCCATCCAGTTATCTTTATCCACTTCCACGTGGACATAGCGCTTTTCTTCCCCGCCCAGATAATAGATTGCTTTCTGGATCTCCAGGTCGTCAAAAAATTTTTTCACCCGCAGTGCCGCTTTCAATGTTGATATCTGGATATCCCGCCCGTAATTCTGGTACAGCTTTTCAATGATGTCGCCGCGGAAGATCTTCGTCTCCACTATTTTTAATTCATCTGCCGGCATTTCCTTCCCCCTTTTCAAGCTTCTGCTCGATCCGCTCAAGCCTGCCTTCCATCTTTCCCAGTGTCTTTGTGATGCTGTTCAGCGAATCCGTCATCCTTTCCATGTTCACCATCAGGATGGATTCCCTCTTTGCCGATTCCTCCCGCAGGAGTTTCTCCCTCCTGTCCGCATCGGCCCGCAGCATTTCCTCCCGCTTCTCGCTCTGGGCGATCAGCATGTCCTCCCGGTCACTCAGTCGCTTGTTCATGCCTTCCAGGTTCTCCTGATATTTCTGCCTTTCCGCTTCCTGCTTTTTTGCGTCATCTTTGGATTTCCAGATGAAAAACCCTACAAAGATCAGCAGCAGCACTGCCATAATCCCGATATTGTCCACTGCCGTTGTGGCAGCCGCAAAAGTTGCCTCTCCCATAAGCCCCTCCGATCATGCGCTTCCTTATATTTTTATAAAAAAACAGCCACCGTAAGGATTTCATCCCCTTACAATGGCTATGTTAGCATAATCTTCATTTAAAGTCTTTTGTAGCGTACATTTTATTTTACAGCGTAATTTACAAAGTCAGCCGGAATCCCAGCCCATGTCCGCAAAGGATGTCTGGCCGAGCACGTTGCCCCCTTTTTTCGTGACCAGCCGGTCCCTGACGATGTTGTACACTGTGGCTTCGGACACCCCGTACCTTGCCGCGAGCTGTTTGATGTTGGTGCCGTCATACTCCCTGTAGATCGCTGTCTCCCGCCGGTTCTCGACCAGCTTCCGGCACTGGGGGATGTAGATGCTGCTCCCGCCGAAATGCTCACACAGCGCTTTCAGCCCTTCCATCCCTACCGCCCGCGCGATCGCCCGGTACTGTTCCTCCAGGTCTTCCAGCTTCAGGTTTTCCAGCAGTTCCTTTTCCGCTTCTATCGACATTTTCATCCACCTCCTTCCACTTGTCAAGCATTTTCTGCTTTCTCCAGCTTGGATGACATGTTCTTCAGGGCCTCGATCAGCTTGGACGCCCCGCTCCGGGTGAGCCATTCATACCGGCTCACCTTCGCGTATTTCTCACACATCCCGTCCAGGCGTTTTTCATCCACCTTCCCGCTTTCGTCCGTCCAGCCCAGCTTTTTTGCCAGCGCCAGCAGGTACAGGCGCTGCTTCTGCGTCATGGCGTCCTTTCCGGAATGGGGCTTTCCTTCCAGCGAATCGATCACCTTCGCAGCCTCCTCCCGGGTGAGCAGCCTTATGCTGTCTTTTTTTACCAGGAGCGCTATGTGCTCATGGAGCAGGTCATCATCCACGCCCCGCTCCCGGGCTGCCACATGTATCTTTTTGATCTGTGCCGCCGTGATCCGGTCTGTCCCCATATCCTTCACTCCTTCGCTTTTGTCTCCACCTTGTTCAGTTCATAATAGAATGTATCTTCCTTCTGGAGCTTCCCCCCCACTTTCAGGATGTCTTTCTCCTCATAGGTCTTCAGGATGTCCTTGTTGACCGATTCCTTTACGGTAATGCACTTCTCCATCCCGTATTTCCGCAGGCTTGCGATCACTTTTGCCACATCCTTCGGCAGTCCCAGCTTCGTGCTCATCCGAAATCCCACCGTGCCGAATGTCAGCTTCTTGCTCTTGCCGTCCATCTCCGCCCTGCCTGCCGCCGCAAACTCTTTGATCAGGAGTTCATTCTGTTTTACCTTTTCATGGTAGGGGCGCGCCGCCTCGTCAAACTGCTTCTTCAGCGCATCCACCTGCAGGTTCATGGCGCTGTGCAGCATCTCCAGTTCATGCCCGGCCTCGGCGATCGTCTTTAACGCCTCATCCACCTGTTCCCAATTTTTAAGTGTCGGTTCCTCCATACGTTTTCTTCCTAATGCCATCTTTTTTCTCCTTCCTATGCGTCTATTATGTCTTTGATATATTCATACTCTTCTTGGAGCGCATATTTCGTCTGCCCCTTTTCTTTCAGTTCCCGGGAATACCTTTCAAGCCGGACAGCGATTTTTAATACCTTTGCCGCCCCTACTGCTTCCAAAGACCTTCTGAGCCCTCTCCGCTCTACATGCCCGATCATCCAGCTTACCGCCCTGACCAGGTATATATCCCTGACCATGCAGTCACCGCTTCTCCTACTCCACTCTTCGACTGCTTCCTCTATATATTTTTCCCGGTTCAGCCTCGGTTTGTCCGGCGGCAGGATTCCCCTTTCCTGCATCTCCTTCTTAAATGCGGCATTGGCTTTTTTCTCCCTCTGGGTAAGCCGTTTCCTTCCTGATGCCATCTCTTTTCTCCTTCCTTCCCATGCCGGCGGCAGTCAGGTAATAAGGCGGATTCCGGAAACTGGCAGTCATGCCGGCACGCTCCATCTCATCATACTCCCTTTCCCTGATTTCTCTTTCACTCTTTCCCATTCCTGCCTCCTGTATATCTTTTTTCTGTGCCCCCTCTGCATCTCTCCGGGCTTGGGACCGGCTTCGGCTGCATTAGGCGGGGCAACCTTCCTGCATCACTGCCCCTTACCTGTTTAACGGAATACCATCGGTACCGCCAATTCCCCGGCATTACCGCCGCGGCGAAACTTCTCCATCTGGATCTCCACAAAATCTTTCTTTCTTGCTTCCATGAGCTCCACGCCGTTTTCCTGCAGGTGGTCCATCACAAGCCCGATGACCTGCTGTCCAAAATTTCTGTGTGCTTCCTCCATCATCTCTTTTTCCTTTGGCTTCGCCCCCGCCGGGATGGACGGTATCCTGTAACGGATCACGATCTTCTCTTCTTTCATGCATGCCCCTCCTTCCTTTACTAATTCGCCCTGACCTTCTGCAGCAGCGCGTCATAATCGTATGCATTCTGCTGGTAATTCAAAAACTGGTTCTTTTCTCCTTCCGGTTTCCGGAGCCCCGCCTGCGCCTGCTTCTGCAGGTTCCGCATGATCCCCAGCGTATAGTTCTCTTTGTAGGACGGGTCCCTGTACTGCCGGATATGGATGCGCAGCGCCTCCTCCACGATCTCCCGCGGGTACTTCTCCCACTGAGCCTCCGCCTTCTTCTTTACATTCTGGCTGATCCGTCCGGACTTCCGTGTATACGCAATCGTCCGCCAGTATTGTTCTTTTAATTCCTCGAATCCTGCCATCGCCATCACGCTCCTATGTTCATATCCTGCATCACCTGTCCAATGCCAGCGCCGGTGATCTCCTGGAATACCGCCGCGGTGTTCACGAATACATTGACCGCCCCGCGGAGCCCGTATTTCGTCCGGCAGATCCGGTAGAGCACGTCCATCGCCTTCTCATCCATCTCATACCCGCCGAACACCGCCTGCACATCCGCCTTCGTGATGTCCGTGGTGGATACCGGCCTGCGCATCCCGATCCGGGAAAAGAGCTGCGCGAAGTCCGCCCTGCCGGAGCCCTTCATGCGTGTATAGATTTCTTCATTCCCGATAAAACAGATCCCCACGCCGGATTCATCCGAGATGCACCGCAGATGGTTCAATGTCCTCACTGTCAGGTGCTGCGCTTCATCGATTACCAGCACCCGTCCGGACCCCCGGAGCCTGCCCACGATCTCGCTGGTGATCCGCCTCGCCACCCGCTCCCTGACGCCGAGCTGTTCCGCCAGCAGTTCATTCACCCCGGTGATGCTGGCGTAGGTGGGGCTGATGGTGATGCCCACCGCCAGCGGGTTGTTTTTCATGTATTCCTTAAATGCCATCGTCTTGCCTACCCCGGCGTCCCCGTATACCACGGAGATCTTCCCCTGTATATGGCAGTACCGGATCGCGTTGACCACGCTCTTGCTGATGGATGTCTGTACATAGCCCGGCTCCTTCGGCGCTATCTTTTTCTTTTCATTCGCCTCCATCAGCGCCTGCACCTTCTCCATGATCTTCTGGGGCGCTTTGTACGTGCTGGAAAGGAACTGGCTTACCGCAGATTCCGATATCCCGAGCTCCTTTGCGATCGCCGCCTGCGACCGCGCCGGGCTCCCCCCTTCCCCTGATTTATACCTCTGCAGGAAATCCCTCGCTTCCTGCTCTGTTATCGTTACATCTTTTTCTTCCATCCCTTTTCCTCCATTTATTTCGCCGCTGCCATACGCTCCAAAGCTTCCGTATAATCAATGGGCTCTGCACTGCTTCCCGGAAACTCATACAGCCCTTTCTCTGAAAACATCACCGGCGTCAGGATCTTCGCGTCTGGCTCCGCGCCGCCCATGAGCCGCTTTGCTTCCCTCATAATCAGCTCCATTGCCGCCTCTCCCTTCAGGTCATTGTCTTTCTTATACCGTTTTACTAACTGCTCCAGTTTCCTCGTATCCCTCATAGCCTCTTTTATCTGTTCTTTTGTAGCAAAGTATGGCAGTTTTTCCATCTGTTGCGCCGTGCATAAGAACCTGTCCTGCCCGTCGTACACCCTGACTTCCGACAGGTCATCCGGGTTATACCGGAAATATACTTTTTCCCCAAAATGGCTCCAGTTAAGTTCCAGTGAGTTGAAGTGCACTTTTGTCCCATCCACGCTGAGGTAAACGCCATTACGCTGTACTTTCTGCATCCGGGTATTCCGCAGCATCATCAAATTTAACTGTTCCTTTGTCGCTGTCCGCTTCTCGATCAGTTCCGCTGCATACACTTCATTTCTGGTCTTTCCATGCATCCCGGTCCCGCTGTGTGAACGGGTGTTGAAGTACCCTTCAATGTAGGTATCAACATATTTCACAAACTCCGGCAGCAGCGTAAAGTTCTCCGCCAGCTTCCCGGTCTTTTTCAGCCTCTCCGGGCGTTCCGCGATGGTGCCGCCGGTGTAGCCCTCGAACAGCTTGGAAAAATCTTCCTTCACATCCCGGAATGCACGCTCAATGATCTTTGCTCTGGCATTGGTTGGCAATGCCGTACAGAATTCGATCCCTAAGTTCTCCAGGATCGTGGGCGCCACATGCTCCCCGTCCTTCCGGCTTGTCCGGAATCCCCGCCCGCCGATATCGAAGGTCAGGAATTCCCGCCCGTTGTCCGAAAGGATCGCTAGCGGGATCCCATACCGCTCGATAGCCCGCCGCAGGGCGATCAATGTCGCATCCGAGCAGGGGTTCAGTGTTACATACCACCCGACCATCTTTCTGCTCCGGACATCCTGAAACGCCGTCAGGTATACGCGCACCGGTTTTTTATGCTCCCCATCGTTTACGAATACATCAAATGTATGGTTATCGCAGACCCAGATATCATTGGAATGCAGGCCGTCATATGTCCTCTCTATGTAGGGGGCACAGGCGTCGCGGAATGCCTTTTTTCCTTCCCGGTAATATTTCAGTACCGGTGCCGGGATATCCTCCAGTATCTTACGTCCGAATGTCCCGGTGGAGGCAAGAGGCAGCAGGGCTTCCTTTCCCTGCCCTTTCAGGTACAGCTCTGTCAGCTCCATGCACTTCTTCACGCCCATCTGTGCCTGGTCGAGGTAGTAATACTGAAAAATGTCAAATACCTCGTCCGGTATCGCCTTTTTATGGTTCCCATGCTTGCCGCGCCTGTCGATCAGCGCCCCTTCCCCCTGCTCATGCAGTGCCTTCCTCTGTCTCTGCAGAATCCTCCGGGAAAACTTCATGCCCGGATACTGGATCTGCAGGTACTGGACGAACGCCTCATCCGCTTCTTCCATGCTGCCTTCATACTCGTTCCTGTATTCCCGCCACTCCTGCAGGATCTCCTTCCACCGGTTCACTTCCTGCCGTTCCTCAAAGCTGAGGTCCTCAAGGCACTTCACTTCCACTGGTTTCGGCTCCGCTTCCGGAAACTTCTCCCTGTGAATCCGCATGTACTTTTTCTGCAGCTTCGGCTCGATCTCCGCCAGCGGGATCAGGTAACCTTTAGACGCATTACCTGTTCCGAATGATATAGCCGCCTGTATTTGACCGCCTGTAATTAATCTCCTTGTATGACGTTCTGAAATTCCTTTTAATTCTGCATACTCCGCTACTGTCAATTGTTCCATTCAAACACCTTCTTGCTATTTTGCTTGGATCATGTTACACTTTTAGTCTACACAAACTTTTTGTTTAATCGCCGTTCCTGTCCGCAGGGCGGCGGTTTTCTTTTTATCTGCATTTTTTCTCCTTTCCGGCATTACTGCCTTGTCCATCATTTGACCTTATACTCTACTTCTTTCAAGGTCAGCCCTATTCCCTGCTCACTTGCTCCAATGATAAGCAAATCCTTTGCGAATCGCACAATATCATCTTTAATCTCATCCTGATCCAGGCCGGACTCTTCCAGATCAACATCTACAGTCATTACTAATCTCATCTTTTTCCTCCTTTTATAATGAAGCCGTTACATACCGGATAATATCCATCCCATCGCGTCCTTCAAGAGGAAATATAGTTGGTTCGCAATCTGTCCAATCAACAACAAGGTATTTATGGTCATCGCTCAATATCAGTTTTTTAACCGTCTTTCCTCTCTCTGTCTTTTTTAAAAGTTCCATCAAAGATGGAATAACTTCCCGTAGATCTTCCTTCACTACACACCCCTTTTATAATGCATTCATCACATCCCGTATCAGTGCTGCCCCGGAATCTGCCTCCACGCACACTTTTTTCTCTGCCCCGTTTTCCCAAACGATCGTGACGAAATTCTCATCCTCACTTAAGATCAGCTTTTTGATATCGTCCCCTGCTCTGGTCGCGTTGAGAAGCACCTTCAGTCGTATTACAATTTCTTTCTTATTTTCATTCATTTCCATCTGCCCCTTTCTTATATTTTTTCAAACTCTTTTTCGAGTTCTGAAATTTTCTTGTCACATAAATCCACTATGTCTTTTTGCATATCATCTGGTAACAAAATTTGTTTATCACCACCGCCATTTCCATATACATAAATTCCTTTGAAACGGCTAATCCCTTTTTTCATACTTTCCAAACTTTCAATTTCTTCCCTTACTGCATTTGCCTTTTCTAATTGTTCCTGCTTCATTTTCCTCACCTTCTTCCTTTTATAATCTTTCATCTCTGCTCTTTTTCTGGTACAATCTTCTTATCCAATAACATTACAAGGAGGTTTTCTATGATTCATCAAAAATTTGTCCCTGCTTTTGTCATCCTGAATGACCTGGCCGAAAAGTGTAACCCTGATTCCCCATACTTTCATACACAGTTTGATTCTGACTGGAATGCTGTAGAAAGTAATCTGCTTGCTCTGGAAGACAGGCTTATCTCCATACTTGATACGCTTTCCGAAAAGAAACAGCCCGATCTGCATATTCAGAATCTTGAAGACGTATCCCGTTTCCTTTTATATGTAACAATAAAAACCGCCTTTATATACGGACATGCAGATGTACAGCTCCTCCCCCTTTTCCCAAACTCTGAATATTGGAAAAATATTTTTGCATATCTGCAATACACATATTTGGAATACAGAAAGCACTGCAGCCAGAACAATATCAACCTTTGGGAATCTATCCTCGAATATAATGCTGATTTATATTAGAATGGCTGACTGCATATATCTTGTCATCAAATACTGATCTCTTCCACGGCTCCCTTTCTGTAATCCTCTGGTCTGCAAGATACCTGAGGACAGTAGGGGATGCCGGGTGGTTGAGCCCCAGAAATACCAGCACAGCACCTGCATCTTTTTTTGTCATATTTTGGATAAACCATTCATTTCCAGTTTTCGCTTCTCTAGTCCCGTTTATCAGTTCCTCATAGTATTTTTCGTACATCTGCTTATCAGGATAGGCATATGGTTTGTATTTTTCTAAAATCTCATTATATCTATCAGTGTCTTCTTTTACTTTCTCACTACGTTCCTTCATTCTCCTAATAAACATTTCCATTTTCTTATCTTTCACTGCTATCTCCTTTCTTCAGCTCTCCTCTGCATACTCGCAGTTTTCTTCATCTCCGATCCACAGGCACTCTTCCGGATCCTCTGCATTATTTTTGTAACAATACCCTCCTGTGTTATAAATACAACTGTCCATTTTCTCTCCTCTCTAACGCACTAAACTATTTGGACATCATCAAGCATTCTCTGGGCTTCCTTCAAAAAGTCCCTGATCTCTCTCTCACTTATTCCTTCCGGAGATTTATCAAATATCAGCTTCAGGATCTCGTGGGGGAAATCCAATTCCTCTTTCTGGTCTCCAATTCCCTGCTTTTTTTTTCTACAGAAGCGTTTTCTATCACGTCTACCAATCTCTGTGCAATATCATTAATTTTCATTTCCGTTATTTCACCGGAATTCTTGTATTCTGTTTCTATCTCTACTAATTTGCTTTTTGGGAAAAGTGAACCAATGAGTTCCTGGGCTTTTTCTAAAAGCTGAACAAGTTGATCTGCTTTCTTTATGGTTTCATCCAATTCATCCCGCCCATTAATTTTGATATTACATGTAAAATCTTTCTCTGCCATTTTCTCTCCTCTCTACAAACTTTTTGATATAATCCGTGTCCTCGGCTTCCCGCCGATCCGCTTGAGCGACACCCGGCTCACCACTTCCAAAGAGTCCGGAAGGTTCTTTACTACCAGCCAGTTCTCTGGCACCAGTCCGTGAGCCCTCATCATGATCTTCTGCTCCCGTGTAGGGGCTTTTCCATTTTTCACTCATACCTCCTTCTGATCAGTCCGACAGCAGATCTTCCATACTGCATCCCAGAATATCCGCTATCTCTTTACCAATCTGTATAGACGGATTCTTTGTCCCGCGCTCGATCTGGCACAGCATCGCCTGGGATATCCCTGTCATTTTTGCCACCTCTTTCTGACTAAGTCTCCTCTCTTCCCTCCTGATCCGGATGTTCTTCCCAACATTCATCTGATTCACCTCCTCTAAAATTCGATGATATAGCAGGTTTTTTCTGGTTACTACATTGTGTTTTAGCTTCTGTTCTGCTATATTTAAGCTAACAATTTAACACGGTTATATTATAATACTGAAATTTCAGTATTTCAAGTATTTTTACTGAAATTTCAGTATTTTAGCATTTTCCACAAATTTAGAGAGGTAAATATGTACAATCCTTACGAAATATCAACAACTATTAAGTTAGTTGCAAAACAACAAAATCTAACAGTTAAGAAAATACTAGAAGATTGTCAAATTAATAAAGGCTTTATATATGATCTTGAACATAAAAGTGCTTATCCTTCTTGTGATAAAATTTCTCGTATAGCTGACTACCTTGACTGTTCTATCGACTATCTTCTAGGGCGAACGGATAGTCCAGATATTATTCGTCCAGCTTCGACATCTAACGAGAAAATATATTTATACAAAAATCCTGCGGTTACAAATAACACTATTATGGAAGATTTTGCCACATATGAAACTTCTAAAGGTGTCGCTATTCTCGGCAAAGTGGCAGCAGGCACGCCGATCCTGAGTTACGAAGTTGATTATGGTAATATTATTCCTGAAAACCCTTCTGCTTCTTATGCCCTGATCGCTCAGGGGGACAGCATGCATCCAGTAATTCATGATAAGGAAACAATAGAGGTTATTAGTCAGCAAACTCTGGAAAATGGGGAAATTGGAATTATAAGCGTAGATGGGAGCATGACATGCAAAAAGTTTTATGACTTTGGGGATCATTATGAATTACGATCTATTAATCCTGATTATCCTACAATGAGCATCGATAAAAGCCCTTCAACAAATCTTCAAATTAGGGGAAAAGTATCTTTAACTCGGGCTCAAATCAGCCGTTTATAGTCTCTATTTTTATTTTTTTGTTTTAGACATGGATTTTGTGGTATATTGCGGACATCATACAGTACATATAAATAAAGGAAATTTTGCACTTAATAGCTTTGCCCTGTGTATGTCCGCAACATTTTCATTTTCTTTCTAAACCCGCATAAACACTGCAAAAATAATGCGGACATCCTCTAGGTATTTATTACAAAAATGTCCGCAGTTTTCAGAAAGTCCTACTTTCTTCATCTTCAACAAAATTCAAAGTATCTTCAAAAGTGCCTATTTCTGGGCTTTTAAAGTCTTTAATAAATTGAAGGTTTTTTGAACAAAAAAAATAAGAGCCTCTGAAGCCCTATTTTACTCCTATTTTTTCTTCTCACTAAGAATGACATTTTTATATTGTCAGAATCCATGAAACCCGCAGTTTTTCGGCGTTTGTAAGGTTTTTTCGGGATTTTTCACTTTTTTGTTTTTTTGTCATTCTTAATGAGAATTCACATGTCAATTGCAGAAAGCACCTTCCTTTGCTTCGATTTTGCATTTACAAATCTGATCTTAACGCAAAGTGGTGCTTTCTTC